GAAGGTATCTTCTACGTTGTGAACAACAGAGGTAACGTATGGGGTGGTGGTAACCCAACTACTCTTGCTGACTTTGATAGCATCATCTCTCGTCTTGATAAGCAGGGATCTATCGAAGAGAACGTAATCTTCGTTAACAGAGCATTCAGCTTTGACATCGATGATATGTTGGCAGCTCAGAACAGCTACGGTGCTGGTGGTACTTCTTACGGTCTATTTGACAACGATGAGAAGATGGCCTTGAATCTTGGATTCACTGGATTCCGTAGAGGTTATGACTTCTATAAGTCTGATTGGAAGTATTTGAACGATCCTACTATGCGTGGTGGATTGCCTACTGGTGCTTCTGCTACTGGGTCTGTGACTGGTCTATTGGTACCTGCTGGTTCTACTACTGTGTATGATCAGATTATGGGTAAGAACGCTAAGCGACCATTCTTGCACGTTCGTTACAGAGCTTCTGAGACTGAAGATCGTAGATACAAGACTTGGATTACTGGTTCTGCCGGTGGTGCACAGACTAGCGATCTTGATGCAATGGAGGTTAACTTCTTGTCCGAGCGTTGCGTATGTACCTTGGGTGCAAACAACTTCGTATTGTTCAGATACGGAGCTTAATTATAAATAATATGGGAGGGCCGATTGGCCCTTCCTTTTAACTTTAAATAAACAAAACAATGGCAAAGAAAATGATGGGACCAGGTCCTAAGAAACAAACTTCTAAAGGCCCTTCAGTAGGAAGTGGAAATCCATTTGCTGGACCAAGCAAGCCAAGAGGATCAGCTTATAGTTCAGCAGCTCAAAAAAGAATGGCATCTGAATCTGAGAGATTTGGTAAGTATGGAGTTCCAACAAAAACTAGAGTACTTCCTGAGTTGATGAGCGGTAAGGTTACAGTTAAAGCATCTGTAAAGAAGCCAGTTATTAAGAAGAAGAAGTAATAATTAACAGAGGGGGTCTTGGTTGGCTCCCTCTATTTTAAATTTTAATTAAATTATATCAAATGAAAAAATCAGCAATAAATTCGGACAAAGTTTATAAACTTAAAGGAGAGGCTGCTCCATTGTCCTACACGCTACCATCAAGAAATACAAGAAGATATCCTCTTCTTTACTTTGATGAGGAAAACAATGTTAATAGACCACTAAGATATGCTATCAACCAGAAGTCTCCTTTTGAAGATGAGCAGGATGGTAACGCAATTGTAGAGCCAATCATATTTGAAAATGGCTTCTTGTCTGTTCCAAAAAACAATCCAGTACTACAGCAGTTTTTACACTACCATCCACTCAATGGATTGGCATTTGTACAAGTTGATTATGAGAAGGATGCAGCTAAAGAAGTAGAGCAGCTTACTTCTGAAGTAGATGCATTAATTGAAGCAAGGCAACTTAGCGTTGATCAGCTTGAAACAATTTCCAGAGTATTGTTTAATAAAGATCCTAATAGATTTACTACATCTGAGCTTAAGCGTGACATTTTAATTTACGCAAAGAGAGATCCAAAAGGATTCTTAAACATCTTACGTGACCCAATGCTAAAACTTCAAGCAAATATCCACGTATTCTTTGAGAATAAGTTATTAACATTTAGAAACAACAACAAGGAAGTGTGGTTTAATACACCTTCAGTAAAGAAGAAGATGCTTACTGTTTCTTATGGAGATGACCCATACTTTGCAGTGGCTCAATTTTTAAAGACAGATGATGGTATTGATGCTTTGAAAATGCTAGAAAATAATTTAGATTTGTAACTCCATAGTTTGATTTGTAGTTTCTTAAAAAATGGGGGTGTAATAACACCCTCTTTTTTTTTGTTTATATTTGTAAAAAGACTAGAATGATCAACTCAGTTCGAAATACCGTATTGGCAATTCTGAACAAGAATAACTACGGATACATCTCCCCTTCTGACTTCAACCTGTTTGCCAAGCAGGCTCAGTTAGAGATATTTGAGGAGTACTTTTCTGACTACAATGGCACTATTAATAAGGAGAATGCTCGTGTATCAGGTACTGACTATGCAGATGTTAGAAAAACTTTAGAAGAAGCTATTGAAATATTTGCTACTACATCTACTCTTACTCAAGTTGCTCCAGCTTCAAATAGGTTTTATCTACCGTCATTATCGACTACTGGTTTCGACTACTTCATGATTAATAAAATTCTATGTTATGATTCATCTGGTGTAACTAGAGTATTTAAGGGAGAGGCAGAAAAGGTTACTCATGGAAAGATTACGATGTTGGTTAACTCTAATTTGACTGCTCCAACAGAAACGTATCCTGCTTATACTCAGGAGGGTAGCATACTTACAGTATATCCATCAACAATTAATCTTCCTAATGAAGTAGATGCTAGTTACTTTAGGTATCCAAAAGACCCTAAGTGGACATATACCACGCTTAGTAATGGAGAGCCGGTGTTTAATCAATCAGCTGGTTTAGGTTACCAAGACTTTGAGCTACCTGTTGAGGATGAAATAAAATTAGTTACAAAGATTCTTCAGTACGCTGGTATGTCTATACGTGAGATTCAGGCAGTTCAATTTGGTGCTGGTGAAGAACAAAAACAATCTGTATAATCATGGCATACATCACTCAAGAAAAGTATTACGAAAATGATGGGCTAACTCCTAATGATGCAAATTGGGGGTCCTATCAGTATGTTAGTTTACAGGATGTAGTCAACAATTTTTTGTTGATGTACTCAGGTAATCACTCATTAATAAATAATGAGGAACGATATAAAGTTTTGTTTCACGCAAAAAGAGCAATACAAGAACTAAACTATGATGCGTTTAAGCAAATAAAAGTTCTTCAATTAACTGTTGATGATACACTTAAATATATCCTACCATCAGATTATGTAAACTGGGTTAGGGTAAATTTATATAAGGATGGGTATCTGAGACCATTGACTGAAAATATTCAAGTTCTTTCTGCCAAGGAATATCTACAGGATAATACTGGTAAGATATTATTTGATCATGAAGGTAATGCATTATCTCCTGAATTTTCTAAAATTGATTTACAGAGATTAGAAGGAATTAAAAAGAACATATATTTAAATCCTCAGAGTAGATACAATGGCCAAGAAGGATGGAACTTAGATGGCAACTGGTATTTTGATTATAGCATTGGCACTAGATACGGATTAAATACTGAGACTGCTAACTTCAATCCTACCTTTAATGTAGACGCAAAAAGTGGTGTGATTAACTTTAACTCAGATATGTATGGGGAGTCTGTGGTATTAGAGTATGTATCTGATGGTCTTGAAAATGGTGATGATGCGAGTGTTAGTGTAAATAAATTATTTGAAAAATTTATTTATGCGTACATTACATATGAAATATTAAACTCTAAGCTTGGTGTACAGGAATATGTTGTTAACCGTGCAAGAAAAGAGAAGACTGCTCTTCTAAGAAATTCTAAAATAAGATTGAGTAACATTCACCCAGGTAGACTATTGATGAATCTACGTGGTATGGACAAGTGGTTAAAATAATATGACAAATATTACTAGGAACTTCATAGCTGGGAGAATGAATAAAGTCGTTGATGAGCGACTTATTCCTGATGGAGAGTATATCGATGCTCTTAATATCCGTATGGGTTCTACAGAAAACTCAGAGATAGGAGTAATTGAAAATAGTAAAGGGAACTCAAAGTTAACCACTATTAAATACATTGATGGAACACCACTTAGCTCATCAGCTAAATGTATTGGCACTATAGCCGATAGTACAAGCGAGACTATTTATTGGTTTATTCATGACTCTAATTTTGGAGTGGGTGCCACAGGTAAGCTTGATATGGTTGTATCATTTAATGTATACAATAACATATTGACGTATCACCTAATTAGTATTGACGATAGTGGTGGAGACAATACCACATTAAATTTTAATCCAGGATATCTTATCACAGGGATAAATATTATTGATGATTTAATATTTTTTACGGATGATTATAATCCTCCACGAGTAATAAACAGATTAAAGAATTATCCAGATCCTGTAGGTAACATAGACCAGTTTAGTGCTGAGTCTATTCTTGTTATTAAAAAACCCCCAGTTGAATCCCCAAGTATTCAATTAATTAATACAGGGAACCAAAATGATTTTCTAGAGAATAGATACATATGCTTTGCATATAGATATCAGTATGAGGATGGTGAGTATTCAGCTACATCTCAATGGTCAGATATTGCATTTCAGCCTAAGCCTTTTGATTTTAGCATTAACAGCTATCTGAATGAGGGGATGGAGAATCAATTTAATACCGCTATTGTAACTTATAATACAGGTGGTCCGCTTGTTGTTGGGATTGATTTATTATTTAAAGATACTACTAGTAATGTCATTAAGGTTATTGAGAAGCTTAACAAGGCTGACCTTGGCTTATCAGATAATACTAATTATACATTTACTTTTACTAACAGCAAGATATTTACCATTCTTCCTGATAGTGAGCTACTAAGATTATACGATAACGTACCATTGCTTGCTAAGGCACAAACCATCATGGGTAATAGACTTATGTATGGTAACTATGTTGAGGGATATGACATGGTTGATTTGAATGGTAACCCTATTGACCTAGAGTATTCTGCTGCGTTGATATCAGAAGAAATTGGGACTACTGATGTAATTGATTCAACAGGCTCAGGGACCTATAATTTTGGCTCTCCTCAAACGATTCCAAACTCAGTGGTATATTTAGACCTTTCACCATTTGAACTCGTTACAGGGGCCTCTATTACAGCCGATATTAC